ATGGATCTGCGGGTTCGACTGAACCATCTGCATCATCTCTTGGGCAAGCATAACGCGCTGGCTCATGGAGAATATATTCGGGTCAGACACAGGAATGATGTCAATACGATCATCAAAGTCCTGTGCCAACAACTGCTGCTGACCACTAGCGATCTGGTATGGATACGCTTTGATCGGTGACTCTTTGATCACTCGCGCAAGTATGTTGAACTCCACCCGCTGACTGTAATGCATGCGCTTGTGTATCGCGCTCATTACACGGCTACCGCGCTCAAGCAGCGCAATAGTGGTGCCTACCGGAGCCTCTTGGTTCCCATCGCCAACCTGCATATCGCCAACAGAAGCAAATCTACGGCCCGCTTCCACCAACATGCCGAGCAACTGCAGAAGCGTACCGCTAGGCTCTTTGAACGGCAGAGGCATCAACGCATCGCGTAATGACCCACCAGGCGCATCCATGTCTCTGAACTCACCGGGCTGTAACGGCACATCGTTATCTCGGATACGAATGCCACGAGCCTTAAATCCTGCAGGTAAGTTCGCTAACGTACCCGCATCAATCAACTGACGCAGAATAGAAGTGGCCGCTTGAGACAAGCCACCAATCATGTGGGTCAGACCAAAACCGTAAAAACCAACACCTGGAAGAAACTTATAGTGAACAAAATAATCAATGCGACGGCGCATAGTATCGTCTTGCTTGTAGTTCCTGCGAACAGAGAGGATCGTGCTTTGCTTAGGAAGTAACGTAACGACGTAAGGTAACTTAATACCTGTCTCTTCACCTTGAGCATCGACATCTTCAAACCCTGGAATGTCCAGTTCAACGTGAACCTCCATAATCTCAGCATCGTAATCGTTTGAACTGCCAGAAGGCTTAACGCCTTGTAGCTCATCAATCTCTTCCTCAACATCATCCGATGAATACGTCGAGTCATCAGACTCACCAGTGATCTTGGTCTTACGATAAAAACCAGCCTGTTGAAGCTTGCGAACCTCGTTCATCGACATGTCAATCACATGCGTGATACGCACCGCGTCATCAAGACTGGTGGTGCCATAAGGCACAATCAACTTCTCAGATGGAATAAACCTCGATACAGGTCGGCCTAGCGACTGATCAAAGTGAACCTTACGAAACGCGCTGCCAGACAACGGCAAATAGAACAACAACTGGTCAGTCTCAGGATCGTATTCCTTCATCTCTTGGGTGATCAGGTAGTTCATGAACTCCTGCACACGCGCAGCTTGTAAGTCCGTCTGAGGTGTGCCCATGCCAACAACCGTGGTCTTAACAGGGCCACCAGACGGTAACATCTCTTTGTAAGCTTGTGCTTGGAACTGCGTGACAGACTCAGCAAGCAGCGGATGAATCACACCAGAGGCGCCATCAAAAGGCTCTGTGCGGTCTTCAAACTTCATGCCCAAGAACTTGAGGCCTTCGGTGTACTGATCAATCCACTCTTTGCGCGATGACTTATCGTCATCAATGTCACCCATCAAGTCAGAATAAATTCGACCTAGATCCGCCTTATCAATAACCTCTGCAAGGTTTGCATCAAATGCAAGGGGAGCTTCCGCATCAAGATCGCCTTCACCAAAGACCATGGTGCCATCATCCATCAGCATGGCATCTTCATCGTCCATGTCATCAAACATCAATTCATCTTCAGCGCCGTCAGCAATCTGAATCTCTTTAGAATTGTCTTCGATATCAAGCTCGTCGATATCTACGTCATCTACACCGCGCTCTATGGCCATGGCATGCCCTTCTTGGGTTTATCTCATTTGGTCGAGATTACTCGTCCTCAGTATCGTGGTCACTGTCCGCATACAGATTATCGAAGATACGATTCACGTCTAACGTGTAATCCAAGTCCGACTTACTGTAGTGAATGTGCTGAGATGGCTTAAAATCAGGTGCCCCGTCGCCAGTCTCAAACCATGCCGGGTGCGTCACGCGCACTCGGTTGTTTGGCAAAGCTACTATATTCCCTGTCCACTCGCCAGCATCAAGTAACTCCATCACATGCGATTGTTTGTGCTGTGCAGGATCATCAGCAATCTCATTCTCAGCATAGTCAACAGTGAACAAGTACTTCGCGGGATACATCTCCCCACCAATCTTGGCCATCCAAGGACAAGGGGTGGCGCGATCTAAAACATAAACAGCATGAGTGTGAGAGGAACAATCCCAAGGCTGGGCATCATGTACCGCCATAGGCTCTGGCCATTCCTCAAACGGCGTATCCGCAACCAAAGCAGTGATCGGCATTCTTGCCCACATGGCTCCACCATGGACATTAGGTTCATCCTCATCATCGTCAGTTTCACACCCAGTGAAAATGACCTGAAAACTGAGGCATCTCGTAGGCATAGTGGTCACAGCAATAGCCATCGCGTGTAAAAACTCGCCATGGTATTTCTCGTGATTGTGTGTGTATTCCCGTCTCACCCAGCACTTGAAGTGCGGGATGTTGCTTTGTAAATATGGCAATTAAAAAATGTCCTTAGCATAGTCTAGTGCCCGTTCCACAAAGCCTGGCGGTTCTTTTGGTCCCGCCGCAGGGGTTGGAAGCCTTACCCCAAGTTCCTTTTGTTTTTCAGGCGTTAAGTAGTTACCGATATCGTCTTGCAAAGCTTCAAGCTCTTCTAGACGCCTTCTGTCTGAACCTATGGGATAGTAACCATAGATATCCAATAGATCATCCCTTTCCTCTTTGTTCTTACTGGTAATTGGATTCTTTTTGGCCAAGGCATCTAAGTAATAATGCCCTTCGCGCACAAGATTTCTAAGCCTAGAACGCTGATCTTTAAGGCGCTCGTACTTAACGCGGCCCGCCACCGAGTCGCGGTCAGCCAGATCCATCTCTTGATTTACTTCTTCAAGCATCTCTTCCAAGAAAGGTAAGTTTTGACCTCTATGGAATAACTCATGAGAAACGGTGTCTGATACTTGATCTAAACCACCAACGCCAAGCTCCCTAGCTTCTGGACTGGTTGCTTGAAAGTACCTGATCTCATCAGGCTTGGGGTAAGAGCCTTGATAAAAATCAAGACCCATTGTTCGATCTACGTTCATAGCTAGTCTGTCAGGGTTTGCTTCTGGCAAATAATATGAACCAAGGAATGTTGATGCACGTTGATCTTCACCTGGTCTCGGCATGCCTTTGGGCTTGATAACAGCACGTCGGCCTTGTGACCCTTCCTGATCACCCTGGCCCTGCATGCCCAGATAAGACATAAGGCCATAAAGACCGCCATAACGGAGATCTTCAGGAAGGCGAGTCTGAACCTCATCCTCAAACTCAATGTCGGCCATCTGTTCAGATGCCGCACGAGCTTTCTCAGACAAGGCATCCCGCAGTAGGTCTTCCTTTAGCCCCACTTGGTTTCCCACTTGGTGACCATTCCTCCTTTTGATTTTTCTAGCGGGGTGCCAGATGGCTTAATCCCCTTTCTCTCCATCTCAGCGCGACCAACGCGCTTCATCAACTCGTAACCAGCCAACCCCGCACCTGCAGCGCCCAGAGAACCCGCAACAACACGGTTGCGAGTCTTCTTCGCTGCAGTTGCAGCACGCTCACGATCAGCAATAGACGGGCCTTTCTGATCCCGCATGTACTTCGGCGTAGGCTGGTTCTTAGATGCCTCTTGCGCTTTCTTAACCGCAGTCTTCCCATACTTCTTGATCGCAGCCTCAACGCCTTTCTTGGCGATAAGAGCCATGATTGGGAATAACGGAGCAGCCATTACTTCATCGCCCTGCCGTATCCACGAAGTGCAGCACCTACGCCGCGTGGCTTAGTAGCCTTGCGAACAGAACCGCCCTTAGCCATGCCCTTCTTCTTGACAGCACCGCCATTGGCATAACCCTTCTTCTTCATAGCGCCGCCTTTGGCATATCCTTTAGACTTCATCATGCCGCCTTTGGCATATCCTTTAGACTTCATCATGCCGCCAGCTTTCTTCTTGGCAACACCTCGACCCTTCAAGATGTCAGCCTGTGTAACCTTGCCGTCACCCGTAAGATCAGGGAACTTGCCTGCAGGACCACCTTTCTTCATACCCATAGCCCTACGACCACCACGAGCACCACCCTTGGATGCCATCTTGGATTTCATCATGCCGCCTCCCATTTTCTTGACTGGCTTCTTTAATTGAGTTGTGTACTGCTTACCGTTCCAAGTGAACGTTTTAGGACCGCCCTTCAACGCTTTATTCCTGTGGAATCTAAAAGCTTCCTTGAACGGAACGCCGCCCTTGCTCACTCCAACGTTGTATTTTTTATCGCCGGTAGGTGCTGGCGTGGACTTGGTGGCCTGCGCCTTAGGGGCAGGGGTCTTGGAAGCAGGTGTTTTGGCGACAGGAGCCTTCGGCTTAGGAGCAGGAGCCTTAGGGGCAGGCTTGGTTGCTGCGACCATTGCGCTTTGCTTGGCAGTTTCGCCCGTGGCTTGACCCGCAGCCCTAGCAACAGCAGGCGCTGCCCTGCGTCTAGCAATCTGCTCTTCTTTCTGCTTCTTCAAACGAGCAGCCCTTTCTTCACCTTCCTTCTTGCGCTGAGCAAGAACCCTTGCCGCTTTAGCCTTTCTTATCTCTTGCTCTTTCTTTCGCTTCAGTTCAGCAGCACGCTTCTTACCTTCCTCTTCTCGCTGCTTGAGAATGGACATGCCTTTACGCCTGCGATTAGAACGACCTTGTGGATCATCCATACTCTCGGATCGGGGCATGTCGCCACTGAGGTATGTGCCAATGGTGCCGAATAAACCTTTTTCTTTAAGGGTGTCAGCAGCTATTTGCTGGCGGGTACGATCTTCGTACTTAGTCTTTGCCATAGAAGGCTCCTAATAATATGCGCGCTTGTCTCGGTAGACTTCCTCTTCCTCCTCGTCAGAATAAAGATTAATGAAGTTACCTTGACGGAATCTTAATATCGCCTGCGTCGTAGTGTCCACATAATCATCGTGCGGTGCAAACGGAAATGCAGCGCACTCCTCAATCACCTCGTCCGCAAACACACGATCAGGCGCCCATACCATCCCAGCCTCAAACACAGGACTCACCGCGTGAACACGCGACATCTTGTCATTACCCCTGGATGGCCGGTAATTCACCACAGGAATGCCCATAGCCCTCAATTCATGCGTCAACGGCGTACCACTCGCCTGTGCCTCAATCAAAACCATGTCAGGCTGGTACTCCGTATACTGCTCCTGAGCAATCGCCTTCAGTTCAGGGAAGTCCCACCGCCCCTTCTGTGCATCCAACAACACAATCGCATCACCCATGCCCTCCTGCGGCTTAAATACACCCCAAGTAGTGATCGCACTGTAGTCAGCCGTCTCCTTTTTGGAAAACGCCGTGTCATAACTCTGAATCACATAGTGACAGCTAGGCGGCTCATCATGCTCACACAACTGCCACCAATCTCGCTTGATAATCGCACCCTCTTCCGACGTAGGGTTCTGCTGGTACTGAGCATTCCACTTAGATACAGGAATCGACGCCTTAACCGCATCCAACTCCTCCTTCTTCCAGAACTCAGGCCACAAAACATTGCCCGAATCCTCAAAAATTGCAGGCAATTCAACAACTTCCCACTGATCCGAGTGACTTTCCGTCTGCCGATTCAATAATCGACCCGTCAAATCCGCTGTATTCCACCTCGTCATCACAATTACAATCGCACCACCAGGCTGAAGACGCTGTCTCGGGCCAGATGTGTACCACTCGTAGCAAGAATCCAACAAATTGATCGACATCGCGTCCTGCTCAGAGTGCGGATCGTCAATGATTAGCAAATCTGCACCACGCCCCGCTATCGCACCACCCACACCAGCCGCAAAATATTCCCCACCCTTGTTCGTTTGCCACTTTCCCGCACTTTTTGAGTCGGAAGCCAAGGATACCTCGCCAAATATTTTTGAGTACTCGTCCGAATCCATCAAATTTCGCACCTTACGGCCAAAATTTATCGACAAGTCAGCCGTGTGCGTGGTCTGCATGATCTTCATGTCCGGCTTCAAACCCATCGCCCAGGACGGAAAGTAAATCGACGCGAACTCAGACTTCGTATGACGGGGCGGCATGTTCACAATCAACCGTTTCATCTCACCCTTGGCAACACGGGTCAACTTGTCAGCAATCAAACGGTGGTGGTCGCCCTCAATGAACCCAGGCCAGATGTAGCGAATGTACTCCATGAAGGATTCCTTCGCCTTGTCCTGCGTCTCCAGCAGCGATAGCCGCTCCTGAAGCATCAAAATCTCTTTCATCTCACCTTCAGAGAGGTGACTCAGGTTGGGACTAGCCATTTGTATTTTTCAACAGATTATGGGTGGTGAACGTTATATATACACTAACACTATACGCTGTGCTGTATAGGGGGGGATGGTGGCGCGACAAGTCGCGGACTTTTTTTGGGTCTGCGCCCTAGGGTACCTAGGACGCAACCCGCGCAGACCGTCGCGGCTGTGAGGCCGTGCGGGCGACTGACCGGCACCGTCGAAGGCTGTGAGGCTGCGCCCGCCGGAAGTTTAACATGGAAGCGCGCCCTGCCCTGCCCCGCCAATCTGGCACCGATGCCCTGCCCTGCCCTAAAATAATTGCTGTTTTTTTATCTTTTTTTATCCTTTTTGCTTGCGCGTTGGGTCAAAATAGATTAAATTGCACTTGTGCAATGACGCACTGAAACAAAAGGCAAAGACATGGAATCACTCAAAGACCTAATAGCAGCGCAAAAGCTCTTAAAATTTGAGATATCGCAAACCAAAAAGGCAAAAGAGCTTGCCGCTATCGATGCCGAGATTGCGGCGCGAATGTCGCCAGCAAAAGACCGCGCCAAAAAGATTGCGGCGCGCACTGGTCGCAACGAAGGCAAACTGAAGATCGATGGCGAGACGGCCAAGTTTAAAGTCACACTCGCGCAGGTCAAAGCGCACGAGCGCACTAGTGTCCGCATCGACATGATCTAGATGGCAGCGTGGTAGGTATCCAATGGGTGCCTACTGCGATGCGATTTGCATCGAAACCAAAAGGAAAACGATATGCTATTTCAAAAGCTAAACGAAACCGAAGCCGACGAGTACCGCCAATGGGCGCACGACAATTATTCTGCTGGCGACCGCATCAATACAGTCTGGCACCCAGTAATCCGCGCCGAGTGCGCCAAGATCAATGCCGAGAATGGCAGATGCGCGAATGGCACTCACTATGTCGGCGCTTTCAAGATGCCTTATGCGGAGCTGGTCCAGATGATCGGCAAACCCAATGGCGGGGACGATGGCTATAAAGTCGATGCCGAATGGATACTCAACCACAATGGCGACGTGGCGACGATCTACAATTGGAAAAATGGCCCAAACTACACGGGTTGCGGAACCATCGAAGAATTAGACGAGTGGCATATTGGCGGACATGATTTGGCGATAGCCAATACGCTGGTCTTTGAAATGATTGAAAACCGATAAACCAAACGGGGGCGAAAGCCCCCAAACTTAAACCAAAAGGAAAACACCCATGGCAAACCCATTCGGAAAAACCAGAGACGTTGAAAAACCATACGCAACCTATGTCGGATATCACTCCGACCTAGGCCCAATCGAGGTGCGGATACTGAAACGATACAAAGGCTCAGTGGAGGCTGAGCAAAAGAACCAATACTCTCGATGGTTCACTGCAGCCAAATCGGATGCGACATTCGGCAGTTGGGAATACGGCGACCAATACGCTGGCATGATTCAGTCCTGCTACAAGCTTTTGGACGCCGAGCCAGAATGGCTTGAACAATACCAATCATAATTGACTGGGGGCTGCGGCCCCCATTTTTTAATCGGATCCCATTGGCCTGGGCCCGCCAGGTCCGGCCATGCTCGAGCAGGGTAGGCCGCGGCCCAAGCAGGCCGCAGGCACTCGAGGCCGCAGGCCGCAACAAAATATATATATATGCGAAGAGGCCGCAAGCGGCGCAGGCCGCAGGCCGGGCCTGCCCTAACCTGCCATGGCCGCAAGTAGCCGCAAGTAGCCGGACCAGCCCAGAAAAAAATCAAAAATTTTGTGCAAA